TCCTTTGTTACTCTACTGTCTTGGCAAGTCTGCTAGGTCAGTCAGTAGAAATTTATAAATCCTAGAAATTATTTATTTGATTTCTCAATAAAATTTAGTACGTCTTTGTCTTCTTTTTGTTCTACATCTGCTTGTTTCTTTGCAGAATCAAATAACATCTTTTGTTGTTCTAATTGTATTTTTTCATCTTCAATAGCAAGCTTTGTCATAACATCTAATTGTTTTAAAGCTTCTCTACTTGTTCTATCAGCATTAGATTTTTCAGATTTTAATTGAGCTGTTAATCCTTTATCTTGAGCATCAAGCATTTGAGCTTGACGTTTAATATCTAATCCTTGAGCTTCAATAGCTATCTTTGCATTTTCTTTTGCAGCATCTAGTTTTAATTTTTCTTTTTCAAGTTCTACTTTTGCCTGCTCTAATGCTACTAGTTGTTGCTCTGGTGACATTTGTTTACCCATTGCCATATTAGCATTAAGAACTTCTTGAGCTGCAGCAGCCATAATAGCTTCAATTTGAGAAGGCTGTTGAGCTTGTTGAGGCATTTGTTCCATCATTAGTTTTGTTGTGCCACTCATTTGTTCTTGATACTTCATAAGAGTATGTTCTTGAACATTAGCTTCTAAAATAGGTTTTAATCTAGCCATAATAGGATTAGCTCCATTCATTGGGTCTGATAAATATGACATCTTAACTTGAATATGTGCGTCATGATTTTGACCAGGAAAAGCTGAAATAGGTATACCTTTAGTTGCAGCAGCTATATCAGACACTGGGTCTAATGGTTGTGGTCTAGGTGCTTGTGGTAATATCTCTTCTATGTTAGGCATATTAGCAGCATTTAATATTGTTCTATTTAATGCTTCAAGATTAAACATACCTGGTGGTGATTGTTGTGCCATCTGTAATGCCATATTAGCTAACATCATTCTATGTGCATTGCTTGGTATATTAGGGTCACTAACAGGAACAACATCTACTGCACCATCAAAGTCTTTTTTAAATATTTCTCTACTTGCATTAGGAACATCATATGGATATTGATTTGGTAGATAATCATAATCTATTTCTGCAATAATTTTAAATTCATCTCTTTGTGATTTATGTAATCTTTTGTGAATACCAGAAAAGAATTTACTTGAAGCTTCTATTAAAGCCATAGTAGTTCCAACAGGTCCATAGGAGGCAGCATCAGAAACAATTTGTTCTGTACTGTCTGCAAACTTCTGACCAGCAGCAGTTACAAATCCAAGCATACTAAATAAAGTAGCAGAAGGTTCTTTATATGGGAGAGGAACAATCGCCTTCTGTAAATCTATACCTGTTGCTTCGACCTCCTTGAACTCACCAGGAGCAATAGGTTCGTTATCGCCCACCATTCTTACTCCTTTGGCCTTAAATCCTCCAGGTAAATTAGCAAACTGACCTGCATCTACTAAGCTACGCATAGCTGATGTGGCTGTTAATGTAAGATTACCTAAGAAGTGTATAAGACCTAACCCATAGAAACTGAACCCAGGTACAAATTTGTAATGAACAAAATGCATTCTCTTTTCTTTATTTGCATCTTTGGCTCTATAGTTTCTACGAATACTAAGTACCTGACGAGACTCCTCCTCTACTGTAATAATGTAAGGAGCAAACTCACCTTCTTCACATTCAGGGTCAGGAATGTCAAGATGTACATGTTGTTCTAATAATACATATTGTGGGTCACTATCTGCTGTTGGTGATATACCCATAATAGTATTTAATTTTGATGATAAATTTGTTTGTGATGGATTAGAAGGTGTAGGTAAATCTATATCTGCATATACTCCAGCTTCAATATCTCTTTGCATATCTACAGGATTACGATAAATAAGATGTGTATATCTATCTGCCTTCTTTAAATTAGAAGCATAATAAGAAACATAGAATTGGTCAATAGGTACAAACTCTGATACTGGTCTTTCTAGTCCGGCATCATAATATACTTTCTTAATTGCAGAACCTATTAATGGTAGATGAAATAACATTCTTTCAAACTCATCAAAGTATTCTGGCATCTGCTCAGTTATTTGATAGTTCATAAAGTTCTGAACTCTATTAGCTTGTTCTTGTTTTTCTACAGATTGATTTCCTAGTATCTGTGCCTTTACTGGGCCACCAGATGGAAATAATTCTTGTGAGGCTTTTGCTTGAAACTTAACAGCAGATTCAATTAATAGTGGATGCACTGCAGTACACGCACCTTCAAAAGGTTCTGTTGTATCTTCTAGTTTTAATCCTAGTAAATCAAATCCTCTTTCAAACATTGAATCCCATTCACCTCTAGAATCTTTATCTGCTTGAAAATTATCAATAACAGTATTAGCAATATCATTTAACAAACCTTCTTCCATATCTTCTGCAAGATTAGTATAATATTCTTTTGCTGTTACTTCTTCTTCTATTCCTTCTTCACCAAAGTTTACTACAACCCCACCATCATTATCTAATTCAAAAGATACATTCTCATCTTCTGGTACTGTAGCATTTATGTTTACTACATTAGTTGATTCTTCTTTTTTGTCAAATGGATTTTTTTCTATCGCCATTTATATAGCTCCCCCTGCTTTTCTATTTATAATTTTATCATATACTGGATGTTCTTTTCCTCTTACAGATATAGTCCCAATAGGTTTTCCTAAATTAACAAATCCTTTAATAGTAGGTCTTAATTTAGGTTCATCTACTTTATTAGAATATCTTTTCAAATTTGTACCTTGAGGAAAATCAGCTTGTAATGTATAATAGTGTTTCTTTTTATTTTCAATAGATACTAATGTAGGTACCTTTTCAAAACCTTTAGGAGCATTTAACCATTTCCATCCTGCACTTTTTTTAAATAAATTTGTTTGTATTTTTGTTGCTCCTTTTATATCAGGACTACCTACTTTTTCTACCTCAACATTTTTTGCTATAAAACTTGGTTTACCCTCAGGTGTAATAGAGATAGTAGCATTTTCAAAATTTTTACCTGTAATATTTTCTTTTGTTATAGGATTTAAATATTGACCTGCTTTAAAATCTCCTATATTTTTTTCAATTATTTTTTTAATATCTTTATTTGAAACAACTTTAGTAGAATCCTCAACTATTCTTTTATCTTTTCCTTTAACATTTTTTGTATAAGATACTTTATAACCTGCACCTTCTAATACTTTATCTTCAAACATTCTTTGTGGCTTTGGAAAAATAGGAATAGTATCTTGTATTTTTTCTGCAATTTTTTTAGCACCTGTTTTAACTATAGCTTTTGGAACTCTAACTGCTGCTCCTAAAATTGGTACAGACCCTATTGCTGACATTGCAGTTAATAATCCTTTAATAGCAGTTTGACCATAATTACCTTCTTCGAATGCTTCTTTTGTTTCTCTAGCATACTTTGGTGTTTCATATGCTGATATAGCTTCACCAGTTCCAGGTGCAACTTCAGCAACAAATCTTTGTGCTGGAGATAATTTTTCATATTGCTCATATAAACTTGTTGCTAAATTATCTAGTTCAAATCCAGCTTCTTCATCTGTAATACTTTTTTGTGGCTTAACTACAGCAACTTCAGGCTTTGGAGTCTCTACTATCTCAGGCCTTGGAGTTTCTACAGCTAAAGTTTTATATAATTCATTTTGGTTCATTTTTTTCCCTTATATACATTATACCACTAAACTCGCCAATATGCAACCCTTTTTTTACTTTTATTTTCTTCTTCCATATATGGGTCATCTGGATGCGTTAATCTCCAGGATTCTTTCATGTAATGTATGGCCATTGTCATTGCATCAACTTGGTCATCATGAGCCGAGTTTGGAAACTGTAAAATCTCTGTGTATAAATCATCAGACCATTTTTTATTTTTAGGTAGCCACACTCTGCCTGCTTCAATCATTGGTGATGCTGCATACACTCTGGATACTTTATCTTTGTCTGGTACATAATCTTGCACTGGTAATCCAGCTCTACGCATATCTTGTATCAAAGATTGACCAGATGCTTTCTTTTCTATAATACATACATCAGGATTAAATTCATCATAGAGCATTTGTGCTATACGTCTTAGTTCTGGATACTCATATCTGCCTCGCATGTTTCCTAATAAAATTATATTTGAAACATAATCTTCATAACCATTTTCATTTGGTTCATACCTAGAAAAGATACCCCAGGTTTGTATTACACTATAGTCGGCAGTAGTTTTTGTAGAAAAAGCAGTATCATATGTTTGAATAATAAAATCACATGCTGGTGGTTCATCAAACTCCCACCATTGTAACCACTTCTTTTTTATGAGGCCACCTTCATCTGGTGTTGGGTCCTGCATATATAATGCATTCCAGTATCTTGCACCATTAGAAGCTCTGATTTCTTGTTCATCAATCTCTAATGATTCTTTTGTTTTCCATTCAGGAAAATAACTACCACCTACAGGTAACTTTAATAACTCAGCACTAGATTCATCTAACCATGCAGGTATTCTTATTACTTCCCAAGGTAGAATAGTTGAAAATTCTGATTGTTGTTTTAATAACCATCCACATAAATCATCATAATGATATCTGGTATTGATTATAAGAATACTTCCGTTAGGCATAATACGTGTTCTTAGTCCTGCAGGATACCATTCTTTTACATATCGTCTTCCTGCTGCTGAGTATGAGTCTTCTTCAGACATCACATCATCAAGAATGGCTATATGTGCTCCTCTTCCTGCGATTTGACTCTTGACTCCGGCTGCATAATAGCTTCCTCCTTTGTTTGTCTTCCATTTTCCTGCTGCTCTAACGTCTGTCCTAAGAGCCACACCTGTAAATACATCTTGAAAAGACTTAGTTGATACGATATCTCTAACAGACCTACCGAAATCGCTAGAAAGCTGGTCGCTATGGCTGACTGTAAGTATTTCATGTTCTGGATTCCTTCCAATATACCAAGCTGGGAATAGTTTTGAACAGATAACAGACTTAGAACTACGTGGAGGCAAAAAAACCATTAGCCTTTTTATAGTTCCTTCTTCTAATTGTTTTAATTTTTCTGATATTACTTCTATATGTTTACCCATTTGCCAGTCAGAGACTAATGTAGGGGCAAATAAACGTACAAATGTAAGGAAATCATGTTTAGAATAGTACTTTAGTGTTTTATCCCAGTTGTTTTTATAATTAATTATCTCTTCCATAATATTATTATACCATACTTTAACAGAAAAGGCAACTAAAATTATGCCTTTATAAGTTTATATATAATATATATAATATATATAATATATATACTTTATAATTCAAGTAGTATATTAAAATATAATAATAATAATAACATATTAATATATTTATAATACTATATAAACTATATAAACTCGGCTTTGTCTATAGACCCTTAGATTTTTGTGCATATGTTTCACCTGCATATATATATATAAGAAAATGCAGATTTTTTGCCTGCACCCTTGCAATATTATATTTTTAATTTCTCAAATCTCAAAAAACTATAGTTAGTTTATGGCCATCTATAAAATTATCTAGGTCTATATAGGTTGGTTCAGTTGTTCTGTCTGTTTGTATTATATAGAAAAAGCCTTATAATCTAATCAGTTGCTCTAGAATTATATAGGCCTCATGGTCTAGGCAACCTGTCAATAAACTGTCATAATAATTATATATGACTATATAAGTGTCAATACTTTGAGCGCTGCGCTTTGCAATATTATTTCATTTAATTATTCATTATAGGTTTTTCCTATATATATTATAGGCTATGTTTTTTATTATATATTTTTATATAAAAGTGTGATATTTTTAAGGTATTAAAAATAAATAACAAAGAGGTATATTATGATTAATACAATAAAAAAAGACAAATACCAACAGCAAGAAGACTTACTAAAAAAATTAAAACAAAGACTTGAGGATTGTTGGTCAGGTGCAAGCCAAGTCTTAGAAGAGTTAGATGACTTTTATTATGATGCTGTTAATGATAAAAGACTAAATGAACGCACCAAAGAAAAACTTGAAGATTTTTTTGATTGTTTTTTATCTGATATAAAAGATAAGGCCATGGATATGCAAGACGAATCACAACAGGCTATTGATAGTTTTGTAGAAGATTTTAATTTAACAGAAGAGGTTTAAAATGAATATTACAAAAAATAAAAATAGAAAT